CCACTTGGTAGTAGTCGTCCTATCAATAAACGCCATGCTTACATTAACACCTACATGAACGTGGATAATAGTATCTTAAATAGTATCATGTACATGAAGAAATACGGTGGTCTTGACTTTGATAAAATCGTTTCCAATTTACCGACAATCGCGGGTAATAGCTATGGAAACTTTTTTAAAGAACTTGATATACGACTTGACCAACGAACTGAATTGATCTGTTGTTATAGTGTACTTCCTTTGTATGAAGTCTGGTTGAGCTTAGTCAATGAGAAACAAATGCAACGTTGGAATCGAAATGAAATCCAACATGTTTCCCGTGGATTATTCTTAATTAATAACAGAAAACTATTTAGTACCGTGTCAAGTAAATTCGGAAATCGTTTACAGCTTCGTTTCGATAAGTTAGCTGAATTACTTCCGAAAATCAAGTAATACCTTATTTATATAATAGGCTCGATAGGAGGGGTCTTATTATGAGTCAAGATTTAACTACTGTGGCACCCGCTATACAGAAAAAGCAAGCGGCTTTTGTAACTTATCACACGGTGAACCGTAATATTGAAGGTGGTCGTTATCGTTATGATCACGGTGACCTTTGTGTGGTAAAAGAGAAATGGTTAGACGAGGAAGGGAAACTTCATAAACGTCTTAATATGATTGAGAACTACCCTCGACCATTTTGGATTACTAAACCTAGATTTCGTAAGTTTAAAGACAAACGAGAATGGGCTTACTTTGATGAAGTGGACATGTTTCGTTCACCACATCACAACCTAAGCTTCGCTGTTCAAAAAGCATTAGGTAAATTTAACCCTGACCCTAAGATGCAGATCCGTATGGTCAACCGTGACCCTTACGTATTTGGTACGGACTTAAGTCCAACTTATATCTTAAAAGAAGCATATAGCCATAAATACGGTGGTTATAAAGCCGGTCGTATGGAAGTATGCAAACTGGATATCGAGACCAACGTGGTCGATGGGGAAGAAGATGAGATCTTAATGTGCTCTATCGCTTTAAATGGTAAAGCGGTCACTATCGTAAGACGTGACTTCTTATTTAAGAATAACGTGAATGGCGATGAAAAGTTCTTTGAGATCTTAGATAAAGATATCCCTCAAGTAAGAGGTGAATGGGGTTATGATGTTGAGTTGGTGATCGTTGAGAGCGAACTTGAAGTCATTGATGAAACCTTTAAACGTTTACATGCATGGCAGCCTGATATCGTAGCGGGTTGGAACGTCATGATGTTCGACCAAGCTGTCATTGCGAAACGACTTGAACGTTTAGGTCAAGACCCTGCTTTATTCTTCTCTGATCCGAGTATCCCAGATAAATATAAAGGATATCGTTTTAAAGAAGGTCGACGTTTTGCAGTGAGTGATAGTGGGAAGAAAATGAACTTTAAGCCTATCGAAAGATGGCATGAAGTGATTGCACCTGCTTCATTCATGTGGGTCGATGGGATGTGTGTTTACTATCGTCTTCGTAAGCAGAAAGGTCAATTACCAAGATATAGTCTTGATTATATTTCTAACTTACATCTGAAGATCGGTAAATATGAGATCCCTGAAGCTGAGAAGTACGTGGGTCTTCGTAAACACTTTTTCATGCAGACTCAGTTCCCCGTTCATTATACAGTGTATAACTTAATCGATACGATCATTTATGATCAGTTGGATAAGAAGTTAGGTGACCTTGAAAGTACCTTCTTTGATTTATTAGGTGATTGTGACTATCGTGATTATCAATCTAACCCTTCTAAAGCGGCATGTAACTTCCATACTTACATGTTACGTGAAAGAGGTGGGGTAATCGGTAGTACATCTGATACGATGTTTAACGAATGGGATAGACAACTTCCTCCATTGGATGGCTGGATTGTTGCATTAGATACCACTTACCTTGATAGTCATCAGGGTTTGAAATGTGTATTTGAAAATCCATTCCAAGAAACCCGTGTCTTTACCCATAATGCCGATAGTGATATTACGAGTAGTTATCCATGGGGTACCATCTTCATGAACATGTCTCGTCGGACAACGAAGATTGAAGTCAGTCAATTGGTTGGTATCCATAAACGAGATCGTTATACTTTTGGTTTAAACTTGATTGCAGGTCGAGTCAATGCTATGTCAAATGCCAGAATAGCATTCAACTTACCCGACTTCAATAAGACACTCGCAATCTACGACGAGTTTGTCAATGAGTATGAATCAAATAGTGGACATTAGGCACCTCTTATAATTTAAGCTAATAAGTGGGGTAGTTTTCTACCCCACGCCTTTATGTCGTCAAAATTACTTAGGCTCTGTATTTGAATGAGTTTTATATAAACAGAATAGGAATAGATAAAGATGAGTCAATATGATCCAGTTACTGACTATCGACAAGCCCAAGGGGATGCAAAGAACCCCACTAATCCATATCCGGGTGATGTCAGTAAAAATATTAATCCTGTTAAAGGAATAAGAGAAGATAATCATCGTATCGAGGTACAAGCAGATCGTAACTGGGTACGTCGAAGTTTCCACTACTTCAACACTGATCGTGATTATGGTCAGGCACAACGTGATTATGGTAAAAGCCATCAGGCTAAAGGTTTCTCTGGTGCACCTGGTGTGATTGAAGCAAAACACCGTAAAGCATGGCGTAGTTTCGTCTCTACTGAATTAGGTGGTAACTTCCCAATCAATACGCTTTATGGTTATACACCAACAGCTGACATTGCAGTAGATAGACAGTTCCCAGGTCTAGGTGGTGAGATGGGACGTGCTTATCAAGAACGTATTGAGGATAATGCGCATGATATCCATATCCGTTTAGGGGTGCAGAAGTTTAATACAGGGATCAGTTTCTTTAGTAGCTGGTTTGACTATTACTCTCACTCTGTCGCTGTACATGGTCGTACACCATCTATTTTATATGAGATCGGTCAAGTAGCGGGTATCGTGATGGGCTTTATGGCACCTCAAGTTGTGGCTGTTGGTTTCATGATTAAGTTCTTTGCTTTATTAGGTGGTGGTCGTTTCTGGTACGTGAGTCCTGCGATGCCTTTATATTGGACGGCTGTAACTAATATCTTCAATGAGATTACAGGTTCTATGGGTTTAACCTTACCGACTACAGCAGATGATGCTTACGACATGAAGTTCTCAAAAGGAACTCAAGGCAAGGGTCCTTCTGCTCGTAATGGATTAAGTTATATCCAGAAAGTCTCTAAGTTATTACCAGGCGTATTCCAAGAAGCATGGGGGAGTAATGAGGAAGGATTTAATATCGATGTCAGACGTGTCGCCTCTCGTGCTCAAAGTACTCAGATGCAGATCAACCAATACGTTTCTCGTAAGTTACAAGATGCTCGTAACTATGATACAGATAAAGCATTTAATCTCTACGATGAAGCAATGCAAGCAATCCAAAACTTAGGTAAATGGGGCGGTAAAGTCGGATTTGAGGGGAGTGTGAGTAATAAGAACTCTCTACGTGCTTATACTCAAGAATACTTTAAATCTAAACTCGGTAGTTCAGATACTAAGCAAAATGCGGTAGGTTTTGAGATCTCTGAGAAGAACCGTAAAGATGGTCAGTCTATTTATGATGCTGACTCCATGCAAGCCTTGTATACGAACACTAAGACTAATAGTAATACCAGCGATATTGATAATAACGATGATGTCCAAAAACTCTTCATGAAAGAATTAAATGATGGTAGTGCTTGGGTAACATTACGTGTTGATGGTACCCGCAGTATTTCTGAATCATTCAGTAATACTTCTGAAGAATCTCAGATCGCAAGTATGATTAATGGTTGGGCAGATTCTCGCAAACAGCTCATGTTTAATATGGCAGGTGGTAGCATGTTTGGTGACATCATGCAATCTGTGATGAATGGTGCAGCTGACTTCGTAGGAGGTTTAGCAAAATCATTTAAAGTGGAAGGCTTAACGGGTTTCTTGTTTGGGGCTAAAGTCGATATTCCGAAAACATACGGAAGTAGTAGTGCGTCTTTGCCTAAAGCAAGTTATACGATTAAACTACGTACACCTTATAAACATCCGCTTTGTGTCGCCCAGGATTTATATCTTCCATTAGCAATGATCCTTGGTATGGGTTTACCATTAAGTCAAGGTCGTAACGCACATGGTGGTCCATTCTATTGTGAGGTTTATGATCGTGGTCGTTGTGTGATCAAAAACGGTATCGTCAGTAGTATCAGTGTAGAACGTGCTACATCAAATGTTGCGTGGACAGCGGAAGGGTTTCCATTAGGTATCGATATTACGATTGATATTGAGAACCTTGATACCACCATCCACATGCCTATTAATACCATGGGATTCTTAGACAGTATCAACCCATTTGATGCAGCTGAACGTATCTTAATCGGTAATGAAGGTGCAATGGCAGATTACGTCAGTACACTTGCTTCATTATCATTACCAGATATGATTTATCGCAGTAATAACTTTAAGCGTAACCTTTATGCTTACCAAAGACAATGGACAAGTTATTGGGATAGAGATCACTTTATCCAACGTATTGCGGCAAGCGCACCAGGTCGATTTGTTTCTGCATTTGTACCAGGTACGGATAGACGTTAAAAAAAAATAACAACACAAGTAAGAGGGTATCATCCGATACCCTCTGCTTATGTCCGCTACCATTGGAATGGTTTAGATGTCATCATGATAAACACAATGAAACCAATAATAAAGTACCACATTTTACATCCATCCTTTATATTGGTTATAGTTAAGTAACATGTAACCCATCAGTACTAAAATAACCAATAGAATAAATGCCACTAAAGCATAACTGAATCGAATGCTTGCTTTACCGTGTTCAAGATAATGCGTTGGTACAACCGCTTCATTTTCAGTACGTGCATGGATCTGATAATACCCATATACACCTGAGACTAAAGCGATAATAAGTAATACGGCTAATGTAATAAAAATTTTAAGCATGGTTTCATCCCTCCTATTAAGATGAAGTCAAGTTTAATTTAACTATGGTCGCGTTCGACCTGTTGGATGCGTTTTACACGATATCCATTGGCAGCCAAAACTTGAGATAAAGCTTCTGCTGATTCTGGTGTCACATCAAGTAATTCTACCACGTAGTTTGATACGGATAGAAGCTTGATGGTTGGGTAACGAATCCAAGACAGTCCGATTGCATCTGTATTACCATTTGGATATTCTACTAATACGTAGAGCTGAGAAGTGTAATCTTTCTCAGAGGTTTCTTCTGGTAATGATGCAAACATTTGGGCATGTTTCGTTGCAACCTGATAGTTAAGTTGTTCTGCGACGTTACCTGATACGATCGAGGTTACACGTGCATTAGTTACTTTGGTCGGCATTACTGCATTTGGGTAAAGTTCGAAGTTATAACGCTTACCCAGTGTAAATGGATTACTTAAAGCCATTTAGTCTTCCTCACCTTCATTTAATGTGAAATAGAAATAACCTTCATCTGTAAAGAAGATCCGTTCTATTTTGTTATATTCAATCTCATGGTCATCAAAATATTTTAACCATTCCATACGAACTTCACGTTGCTCATCTGTCAATTCATTGACATCAGCGATGAAAAGAAGTTCACAAACTGAATCAGACAACTCAATAAGTTCAGTTGGAATCGTTACTGGAATATCTTGAGTATCCACGTCGTTGTATTCATGTACTGATTTAATGAGACGTTCGATCGCCCCATCTTCAGCAAAGTTAACATGAAGCTCTTTCATGTGTTAATCCTTATCTAAATAAATATTTAGTAACAAATCCTCTACAACCCATTCGGAACGGATAATGTCGTTGACGTGTGCATCGTATTCATGAAGAACGGGGTGCAGGTATTGTCTGATGAGTTTGTGGAGTTCAAGTTTTTCCCAAGTATCACGAAGACCTTGGACAGCGACTCGATGGGGATTGGTGTAGTACAAGATTACTTCAGAGGGAGAAAACTCCCATCTATCGTTTTGTCTTTGTACTTCTCTTATCTTTTCCATCAAGCCGGTTACATCAAATTGGATGACGTGCATAGTTCTGGTCTCCGGTGTACTAAGAAATTTTTATTAAGATGGAATCGATCAATATCAGGCGGGATTCTTCCAATATCCAGATACTGAGCAATTCCATCAAACGATTGCAATAATTCATGCTTGTGTTCTAGGATGAACTCTCTGATGGCTGAGATATCATCAATCATGCTATCAAAGTGTTTTCCACCACTAAAGAACAACCAGTGCATGTCTTCATAGATATCATAACTCTCATCGTTATTAACAAGAGAAACTAACTCCATTAAGATACAATAGATGTAGTTAATCTTTTCGGTTTCTGGGACATTGGTTACACCGAATTGTTTATCGATGAAATCCGTCAGTACCTCAGGTAACCAATAAACATGGTAACTCATTTATCCCTCCTATTAGGATATCGTAAATCTTAAAAATCCGTTTCGGTAATTGAAGTCTTGGATGCAATTCATACCTACCCATTCATGCTCTCCATCATCCCGATAGACATTAATGATTCCTAAGCCTTCTATACCAATAATATAGCGTCGCATCAAGGCATTAAAGAAATCATTCACGTCATCTTGCTGAAGGAAGTCATAGTAAGCTTCATCATTAAATTCCCAGTTCTCGTAGCCATCCTTTTGCATAGCTGATGTCATCTCATAGACGATACCCTGGGTATTCTCATCCATTTCCACTCCAAGGTCATCGAGTGTATTTTCAAGACAGCTTAATACATCTCTACCATGACCTACCATCATTCCATCTTTTATTTCGGTACCTAATACGGTTAATCTAAAGAAGTAGTTCAGTAAAAGTAACATACATCCATATCTCACCTCTCTTACCGCATTGGTTACTTCTAGATCTTCAGTATTCGTTAACATCGGAATATCGCCATGTAAGATCCCTTCAAAATGTCGTCTTATTTCAGTATCTTCCAGATAGACGACATAGTGGGAGGGTGGATAGGTATTCCCTCCACCCTTCACATTGGTGAGATCAATGACGTTGACATTCTGGTACCCGATAGGTTGTTGACATCTTGGTACGTGTTCAAACATCTTGGCTCCTAATATCTTAAGATAGACCCGCCCCGATACATCTCGTAAGGGAAGTGTCTATTCTTATAATAAAACTCAAACTGTGCAATTGTCATGACTTTCCACATGAAGAGATCTCTCTGATCAGAATCATCTGCTATCATGAACCGGAAATCCGTTCGGTGGAAATCATCTAACTGATTAGTAAAGAAGTTATCGATGATGTCGTATGATTTCTCCACGAACTCCCATGCGATATCATAGTTACTAATCTGACTTCTTTTAAATACATCTACCACTTCATCATCTGAATGATAATCCAAATAATGATAGATGATCATAAAGAAGTTTAGCACACTCAGTTTTTCGGATTTGATTTCAAAATCATCAGCTTTGGATATCAGCTTCTGGTAAATCATCCCAAGGTGTTGATATAACGACCGGACGTCGATAATTGCGGGTCGCATCTCTAGTGTCCTCTCTTTCATCTCTTAGTTCACCATGATAGATCATGATGCGTCTATCACCAATACATCTTACCTCTAATACATAGCCACGACGACGTATCTCAAAGTACTCATATCCCGTTGGTTCATAGTTAACTGGATAGATACTGAATTGATCTGATAATTCACTCATGATATTATCTAAGATATCAGATACTCGATCACCTTGGATTTCTTCTACATTACAGTACTCAACTAATGCAATATATTGATATAGCTGAATATAGAGTCTTTCAGTGTCGTAGCTTGATGATGCACCTAAGATAAAGTTATTCTCTAACTCACGAGTAAGTTCAGTTAAGATCGACTGATATCTTTCTGTTCTGAAAAACATGTCACGATCATAATGAAACTCACTGATTCTCACGTTATCCAAAAGACTATCTTCTATTAGTCTGCTCATTCTATCTGCATCTAAACAAACGCAGAATGGATAAGCAGGTCTTAGGTATTGTCTCGATTGCCTTACAATATACTTCGTTGGGGTATAGTGTAAGTTCTCAAGTGAACGGGCTCTTCTTGCCATACTGTACCTTCTTTATTTATCGAATTCGACAAACTCCACCAATACGTAGATGAAATTAAGATCAGCTGTAATCGTAATAACGTTAACAACTGAGTGCTCCGTATTCATCTGATGAAGTCTATCAAAAATTTCATCTCTGACTTTTGTAAAGGCTTGGTTACCTTCTACAGGTTTGATTTGTTTCTGTTGGATTAACCACTTTACATTACAACCTAAATAAATTCCACGATAAGCAAGATAACTTGCAATGGGTTTGACTAGGCTGCATACAAAGGAATGATCCCACCAGGCATCACTCTCATCCTTCTTATAATTTAAATCTTCTGCTGATGGCGCCTCAAACGTCAATACAGCATACTTCTCGTTAAACATGAATACTCCTATAGTTTTCTATCTAAAATCGCTCTACGGCTTAATTAGACACATTTTAACACATGTCTATAACCTTCTTGTCATGTAGATAATATAGGGTTGTAGTTATCGATAAAAAAGCAAAAAAAAAAGAGTAAGTTACGGGGTTTTCGGCAGCCCCGGAAGTGTAACTTACTCGTGCCCATATGGGCAATTGATCCTAACAAGGAACATATGAACAATAATCCAGGCGACTGTATTTCAAATCGCCTGTGTTATTATCCATATTAACGACGAGCTTTTAATAACTCGATTTCTGCTTGTACAGCTGGAGTGTTGATTACATTAGTACGGTATTCTGCTTTTTGTTGAGCAGATGGTGGTAAGTCTGCTGACGCACCACCGAAGTAGCCTAATGAAGCTACTGCTAAAACAGTTACAGTGATAATTACTTTGTGTACTAATTTGAAAGTTGAAGTGTTCATACGTAAACCTCTTTTGTTATACTGGTTATGACTATATCAGCGAATCTATATTTGTGATAACAGTACTGATACGTGTATTTTCTGAAGTCCTCATTAAGTAAGCAATAGAGACATTCTACTACGTCTGAGAACTGGTTATAGTACCAACTATTCGGACTCATGGTCTCGATATAGTTGATTAATATGTAAATACGTTTTACATTTAACATGATTTATTCCTTTTGGGAGTAATGAAAAACCTGGGGGATTGTTCGTACCAATCCCCCCGCCTTATGTTGTAGTAATACTCTTTTAGAGGAAAACAAAACGCATTTTAAATTTCTTTCTTTTTGCTGAAGGATTAAGAGATATTACTCTATTCCTTCATGTAAATTATATATACTTATAAAATTGATAGAAAGGGTTTTTTATAAAAATAAAAAATTCGGGTAAAATAGAGGGTACCAACTGGTACCCTCTGATTATGTTTACTATTCGCTTTTTACTGGTTTATGCGCATCAACCAATTCATTGAGTGTCTTTTCACGCTGACTAATCAGTGCTTCATAGACACCCCACTCTGCAAACTTCTCTGAAATGAACTCTTCTGAGATCTCTTCATCGTTGTTTCTTGATGCAAAGTAGAATTGTGCTAATACATTTTCCATTGGCACTTCTTTTAATAGCTCATCGATCGTATTTTGGAAGTGTACAGTGATTTGTTCACCTTCTACATTCTTAAAACGATGCCAATAAGCCGTATAAGAAGTATTTCCATTTTCATCACGTGTGATAAGTCCACATGTTACATGAAGAAGATCGAGTCTTCCACCAGTTAATAAACGTTTCTCACGGTGGCTTACTGTTGTTTCATGCCCACAATATAAAACACCTGCTCTGAAACCAGGTATCGCATAAATCGTAAAGTTATCGAGGGTTCTTGGTCTAGCTCGATGGATTGGGTGTTGAGTTTCCATTTTGTTATATCTCCTATTGATAACAAAATCAAGAGGATGTATCAACTACATCCTCATTTTGGAATATCCTTATTCTAATTATAGAACAAGACCGTTTTCTTCTACTGAACCACCATCAACATCAAGTTTAATACGTGAGTTCACGACACCTGATAGTTCTGCTTGGAATGATTCAGTTCTGTCTTTAAGATGACGAATCATTTCTAATACTTCATCATATTCAGTCGTAAAGAAGACAGTACGGTTCTCAATCTTTTGACCATCATTTAAACGGAAGATACCATCACATGAATAACCCGTTACAAATTTACCACGTGAAGCTTCTTGTGCATCAAGGGATGTATGAAGCATCGCAAGTGATAAAGGATTGCGATTATATTTCTCACCAAGTTTATCGGTGATCATAAGTGACGCCACACCTGGAGCTGCACCGGTTACTTTAGTGAAGTTTAAGAAGTTACGTAAATCTGCATTATCTAAACCGTGGTTTTCATTACTGAATAACATGGCAAGCATGCTGATGTATTCTTCTGCCACTTCATTCGCTTCTTTGATTGAAACATTTGGAATTAATAGGGTGATGAATGGTACGCCTGATTTCTTCGCCATGCTATCATAAGACACTAAAGTACGGTAAGCATTTTCAATGGATTTTAAGTTGTTATCATCTAAAAATAAGATAGAGATAACGGGTTTACCACGTTTAATGAGTTCAGACGCAAGTACTGGTGCGATTGTTGAACCAGAACCACCATTTGCTGATGCTACCACGATATTGATATCACCTGGGTGTTTTTCACTGATGAAGTTAGGCACTTGTTGCATGATCTCTGGTGCGTTTTCTGCACGGATAGAACCCGAACCTTCTGCATCTTTTTCAAGTTTGATTTTATAGAATGCATTACGCACTTTTGGTGATTCGATATTTGATTCTGATGTATCGATTAAGAAAGCTTCGATTTTAGCGTAGCCTGCTTTTTCTTCTAAAGGTGCTGTGATGTAAGGTGATACGACATTGATACCTGTACCACCACAACCATAAATAACCATTTTATTTTTCATAGTTAATCCTCATGAGTTTAATTAAATTTAAATTGTTTAGTTAACGTTAACGAAGTAATCAAACAGACTACTTCCATATACTTTGCTAAGATAGGAAGGATTTGTGAGATTACTTCAATGAGATAATATAGACTTATAGGAAGTAATAGAATTTAATTATCCCAGAAACAAAGGTATTTTTATTATGAGTCCAGTACAATTTGCGATTGCTGAGATTCGTTCAGTCATCCCGGATGAAATCTTAGAACTCGCCTTTATTCCAAAGACTAAATATAAATTAAGTCGTTCTCGTTTTACCCCTAAGAGTATCGACAGTCAAATCTATTTCAATGTGATCAACGAACGTGTTCGTCGTCATGTTGACAGTCAAGGGGCAAAACAAATTACTATTCCATTAAGCGGATTAAAATTCGAAGAAGTAGAAATGGGTAATGGTCAAGCTTGGACTTGCCATATCCCTAAACGATTAACGGGTGGTCGTACGATTACTCACGTGATTTCTGTTCATGTGGGTATGGTCGGTACAGGTGCAGGCTTCTTAGGTGGCGGAAGTGTTTCTCAATTTGGTATGGGTGTTTCTACTCGTAGTACCAATAATGCTTGTGGTAACGACATCCACCTTGCTTCAGCTCGTGCTATCATGGATGCAAACCGTCCAATGGATATGAACTTCACCAGCAATGTTTACTTGATCGATGAAAATACGATCATGGTAGAAGATCGCATGCCGATCTCTAACCTTGAATTAAGATGCCAAGTATCTAGTGATGAAGAGTTTAGCTTCATTCAGGGTGCGCACGTTGCTGTATTCGCTGAGTTGTGTTTACTGGCTACTCAAGCTTATATCTATAAGAAACTCTCTATCGTGAGCGATAAAGCGATCTTAGATGGTGGTATGGATCTTGGTAGTGTAAAAGAATGGATTGATAAGTTTGCAGATAGCAATGAACAATTCAATGAACTCGTGAAAGGGCGTTGGGCGAAGATTCAGAAAATGTCTGATAAACCACGTCATAATCGCTGGTTAAATATGAAAGGCGCTTTAGTGAACTTTAGCTAAAAAAAAAAATAACGACACAAGTAGAGGGACTCGTTGAGTCCCTCGCCTATGTCCGGATTACTGATCTCTTTCAAGTTCAGTGAATAACGGAAGGTGTTCTAGCACAGTTAAGTCTAGATTATCCACAATATTATCCAAGAAGTTTAGCCATGTTTCTTCACACTCTTTACCGAAATGTAATCGATATGGGGCGTGTTCTTCATGCGCTAAATCCAATGGGATATTGTAAAGATAGCAGACATTAGAGGTGATACCTTCTTTACCGTGCTGTACAACGATAGTGATGAAGTTTTCTCGATCTGCCTTATCCATTGGTTTGCAGACTTGAATTAAACTATTTCCAAATTGAAGTGCCATAGTGTCTTTCCTTTATGCATACAACAAGAGATAAGGTCGATCAATTAAACCTAAACCTGATTATTGTACTTGGTTGTTTTCTGGTGCACCCATGAATGAGTCAATGAACGCACGTAAGTCATCGAATGTTTCGTACTCATCTACAGCAAATACATGCTCAGACGCAGTACGGAAGTATTCAGTTACATTGTATACTTGACGGCAAAGTAATGCACCCATCACACGAACAACGTGTAATGCTAATGAGTGACTAGAGATCACTTCGATCTTCGCGGTGTTACCCGCAGCACCTTGATCCACTAATTCAGTGCGGAACGATACCGGTGCTTGGTGACCAAGTACACTGTTTGCGTTAATCACTACACCGCTTTTCACGAGTGCAGGTAATAATACTTTTTCAAGGTTTTCATCGTTAAGTAAGTTTTCAATTGTGAACTCAGGCATTAAGCTGATACCTGCACCATTGACATAGCCGATGATTGAACGGAAGATGCTGGTTACTGCATAGTCATGAACGTATTGATTTTTCGCTTCTTCGTTTTCGAATGCTTTAATCGAGTCGAATAATTGACGATCCATTTCAGCACAAGCAAGAACACGATATTGATCACGTTGTTGTTTTTCAACTTCCGGGTTTACCGGTTGAACATCTTCTTGAGTTTCAAGTGCTTCTTGTACATCACTTGTCTCTTGAGTTTCTACTTCTTCTGTTACCACAGTTTCATTTGTTTGTTCGGTCATTTAAGATTACCTTACTAATAAATTAATTAAAAAAAAAGGATAGCGGAGGACACATGCTATCCCTAAAAGAAGGGTGGAGGAAAGGAGATAACCTAACCAACCGAGGTATTATAATCGGTTAGGCCAATGAAATGAACCCCCCACCCATATACAGGAGTATGAGTAAACCGTTATCGATTAGTCTGAAAGACCGCCCCATACTTTCTTAACTTTATCATGATCCATGATGTCATTGTTGTTCAATGAAGCATATTGGGTCAATGAAGTTGAGATATAACCTTTACGAACGATTTTCTCATCCGGATTTTTAAGGTTGTTGAATTTCGCTTCACGTTTTTGTAAAACACGGATTTGGCTGTGTTTACCAATACCAGCTTTAAGCGATGCTTGTTCTAATTCTTTATTTTTGTCGAAGACTTTCTTCGTTAAAGAACCGAACTCGATTGCTACCGCTGCAGCCACGTCTGATTTTGCTTCATCGTGTGCAGTGATGGATGCTTCAGTGATACCTTCTGGTAATGCTTCAGCGATCGCACCTTTTTCAACAGTACCAACACCATTTTCATCTACGGTAATTTTACCTTTGATTTTTTCAAGAATAAGATTAACGCGTTCAACTTTACTTAATTTAGCCATGAGATTTCTCCTATTAAATTTTGATAGACTAAGTTTATATTGCAATATATACTTAAATCGGAACGAGATAAGTACATGATTTAAGATAAGATAGTAAAAGATTACTACATTATCATCAAGTAGATAATATACCTTTATAATAACCTATAGAAACGGGTTGGTTTTAGAAAGGTGGTTCATCATAATCGTACCCTGGCCACTGCGCTTCTGAAACGAGTTTCTTTGGATTTCCACTTTCGTAGATCTCATCATTAACACGACCAGCTAGGATGTGGTTAACAACAGGCGCACTAGGTAATAAACGAGTACTATCAATACTACTACGCCAGAATGCTGCAAGTTCATTACTCACAATCGGCGAATCACTCTCCGTTAGAATTCCACCATAAAACTTCAGTGCTTTGGATAATAACTCAAGTTTATTGGTACGTTGGTTGAGGTAACCATTCGACCCTAAGATACCTGTATTGAACTCACCTCTTGGTCGACTATTTTCATCAGTGCCATATTCTGCTGCACCGAACAATGATGTCTGGCGATGGAAGACAAAAAAGTAGCCACTGACCATGTCATAGTACACAGCTGAGATCTCCACCGAATAGAAATCATCGTAACCAAATGGGAATAACTTAATTACGGTAAGATCCACGGTGTCAGTGACATCTTTAGCTTCGAGTGTCTTTGTATCGAAATCGATTACATGCAAAACACGATCGAATAACATTACGGCGAATCGATAAGTGTTGTCAGCTACCCAGCCATATAAGTAACTTGCACTTGGTCGGCCTGCAACACCTGTACCCTTTTTATCTTTACGATTAATAAGTTCGACATTATCGACGAATAAATCGCTACGTAAATCAGTAATGAGAACTAAAGCAAACTTGGTTGGTTTAAGTCTTTTTGTAACAGCGGGTTCAAATGAAACCACCGGTTCACTTAAACTAAGACGAGTAAACTTCTTACCTTCAGTGTAGTTCTGATACAGTTTCAAAAGTTTCTCATCACGGATAAACGGTTTATTCGGTATAAACTGCGTATCCTTTTTCTTTGGTTTATCGTTTACGAGCATTTCGAGCTCCTTTCTTTTCTTGTTGTTCAATGAGATAATGTTCCAACACTTGAAGTCTTTCTTCTACACGTTGGTTAACATGATCTTGTGCATCTCTGTCGGGAATCTGGACAACTCTTTCCTCAACAAGCTTAAGTCTATCATCAAGATGATTGTAATCTTTGACTAAGACTTCAAATTTGTCTCTTTGTTCTTCCATCTCATGCACTGCACCATATAGTGCGAATGTGGAGAAGATCAAACAAAGCGACCATATCACAAATAGTGTTATTCCTGTCAGTTTCAGGAATGTCTTAACTGGTGATCTACGTTCTTGTTTGAAACCTGAAATTAAACCCATGGTGTCCTCCTATTAGACGATAAATTAAGAGTAATTTAATTGAAAGATAAGTACTTTTACTTGTACTTTACCATGGAAATAATATACACTTTTAAACCAACATAAAGCCACTCCACCCAATACCATGTATCCAATAAAAATTAAATATAACTAAAAACATTAAGGTCGAACCAAAAATGAATGAAATTAATATAGTGGAGTTCTGTCGTGAAGATGGGAGAGTGGCTTTATCACTTGAATATCTCGAATCAGGAATAAACTTAAAATCGCATCAGAATAAATGTCTACGTGATGAGTGGTTGTTTAGTCTACCTTATCGCCTAGAAGAACTTTCTCGTTTAGACGAATTACTCCGTGATACTTGTTATAAGTATCTCGAAATGTGTCGTCAAAACAAACATCCTACCTATAAATGGATTCGTGAACAAATCAATCCTTATAGTGGGTTATTATATCAAAACGATTTATTTAGTCCTCGTTGTCAGATGACAAGACACGTGGCATCACATCTTCCGATGTACGTGGTAGGCGAAAATAAATCGGATCGTTTTAGTGGCTATCAAACCCGTTGCAATGGCCGTATCGTGGGAAAAGAAACCCAAGTCCACCAGATCCCAAATCACATGATCCACCTTCATCTGAAGCAGTATAAGGATAAATATCATGCTGAAACAGGGATGAGAATACCAGGGAGATTCATGCACAAATGACTTATCCGTTCAAACATATTAAAGATAAACAAGAATTCAATCAGCCATTAGGTGGGTTTATTGGAAATCCAACCATGGAAGAGAGAAAAAACCTAAATAAAGTTCATGAAAAACTTGTACCACCGAAAGTTAAACCTTTCGTAGCTTATGATGATGGGTATCATGATGAAAGCGACGAGTAATAATATCTTTAGAGATAAATCAGTATCGAATCCTAACGTGATTAAGAAAATCCATCAGGGTAAGGTTGGTCATTTAGTGGATGGTAAATTTGTCGAATTAAAAAACAATGAAAAAGTCCATCGCAGTAAGAAGATCGTTCGTCTATTCGGTTGTATTAATCTGCACAAGGAAGATCTTGATTTATATACGAGATCGGGTGGTACAGTTAAAGGCCGAGGTGGTGTAAGTAATGGTGGACGATCCACGACTGATACTTACATGCCAATGTATGCAATCCATCTTCCTGGCCATCAACTTGGTTAAACACGAGGCATCCTAGGATGCCTCTTAGTTTTGTCCAAAAAAAAATAACAACAGAAATCAGGGAGTCCGAAGACTCCCGTATATTACTTGATAATTAAGGTTCGAGATTGTAGCGCACGCCAATGTTCTCCGATCTTGTTTCGGAGACTGACATTAAGCCACTCATCTAATTTAGCCTTTAAAGCTTCAGTCAGTTCGTAACCTTCCTTTCTGAAACCTTTTGGTTGTTTACCGATATCAACATTGTTACTCAGTGCCATGTAGACTTCGTTTTGTTTGATATAAGTCAAGAACGGCCAACTATCCGAACCTCTTGATTGGTGGGCTCCATATGGCATGATGGAGATCTCACCTTCGCTCATATTGATTTCAGTCATGATCGTTGTTTCATAACCATAAACCTCAATGATGCGATGAACAAGATAATCTTTAATCAGATCAGCGAATGCACGCATCTCTTCTTTTGATTTCTTGATATCACGAAATGTGGTAATACTCTCAGCCATATAAAGCCTCCTCATCTATTCAAATTTAAGGACTATCTTCTTAGGGATATTTCCCTGACAGTGGTTCTCGTACAAACGGGTATACCGATAATAAAGCATATTGGCTATGGCATCGTTCGGTCGACCTTTAAAGTCTTTCCCATCATTCATATCCAGTCGATAATCAAAGTCATCTACGAGAGCAAGTTGTTTATGTTTGGTTTGCGCAAGGATGGTAAATCCTGTTGGTAACTGAACATACTCAAACTTTAAACAATCACGAAAATAATCGTGGTTGATCTTCTCACAATGACTTAGTATCTTCTTACTTAAGAAACTCATGATCTCTGCACGAGAAGGTGCGGGAACATTCCTGGATACTAACATGAGATCCATGACTACCCCTTAGATGAACGTGTTACTTCCTCACCACCAATAAGGATTTTAAACTCACGAGACATCAGCGTTGTTGCATTCCAATTTCCTGGTAGCGTGATCTTGTGGAACAACCAGTTATCAAGTACGATTCTGATATCATCAGAGAGATAATACTGACTCTTACGAACATCAAAATGAACATCGAATTTGTTTATCGCAACAACCTTACTCGTTGGTTCTTTATATCCGTAATTGATCTCTCGATATTCGCCGAACTCGTGATTATCATCCATAAACCCGCAGTGGGTAATACTGATAACACCTTCAACCAAATCAGGTACAACATGAAATACAAATTCATCATCGTACTTCATTCTTGCTGCCTCAATAAGATAAGCGTTTATCCCATGAACAATATCATGACAAACAAGTAGTTTGCTGATCGATTCTTCAAGGGATCTAAGCTTGGGGTAGTGTCCATCGGCCAGAACTTGAGTATTTGGGATATTGTTTACGAGTTGATTATAGATCAGAGCAGTAGCATTGGTAGCTAACCGTTTCTGACCTGGATCATCGTAGTTATCATCATATGCCATATTACTTCTCCGGATTCTTTGGTTTAAGGTTTATCGTGAGGTAAGGTGATGCAATTACTGAAAGAACACCACCATGTGGTAACCGGATTGGTCTTTTCAACCAATTGTCAACAATCTGGTTAAACTCACTATTGTATTGTCTTGCAATCATGGTGTTAAGGAAATGCTCGATGCTACGCACTTCTAGATCAGCTTCTGTTTGTTCTTCAAGATAAACAAATCGAATACCATCTTTTGCTGCAGATTGCCAATGATGCGTAATAACGATAGCATTCGTATCGGTATCAAAATCCACGCTGAAGAGGTGATCGATATTGTAAGCTTGCTTAGTCACTTCTTTCAGATGTGATTGTACAGTATATGGAATATACTTTTCTGCGACATCTCCAATCAGATCATCAGTAAGTTTAGATTTAAACTCACGATCCTTCTTCACGGTAGGGTTTTCCTTAACTACCCCTGCTGACTCAAGGGTCATCATTAGTTTACCCTTGAGACTAACATCAAGCCATGTCATACACCCTCCTGCGCATCAATGAACTGGATAGATATGCATTTACTTGCAATAGTTGATACTTCTTTACCATTCGGCAATATAAATGGATGACACAACCATTTTTCAAGTTCGCATTGTAGGGTCTCATGTAATACTACCTTTCCGTTAATCAAATTTCTTGGAGTAACAAGACAGTCTAACGGTGCTCTTACATGACGGGTGGTAGGATCAGCATAATTGACTTTAAAGTCCTCGCCACCTTCTTCTTCATCGATATAAAATCCCACATGTTCAATGCTGAGTGTGCGAATGTCTGAACGATAGGAGACATCAAACTTCAGGTTCTTGCCGTATTGACGACAACCCAATAGATAAAGACAGTTCACTGCTGAATTAGCCACATCACGACCAAGATTACACTCTTTGATCTGCTCTTGTACTTTCTCTAACTTAATAACATCAGTTTGTGATTCGATGCCAGCATCAAGATGGCGTCCGTTCGCAATATTAAATACAGCACGAGCAAGCTGTACTTCAGTAAACGTTAATTTAACATCTTTTAATTTATTGTTCATTATTTATCTCCTGGATTGCATTCATATCCCAAGGTGGAAAACAGTGGTTGTCGTTTAATCAAGATCTCGATCATGATCTTTCTTGCTGATGGTTTAACTGAAACTACTCCATCCTCAGACTCTAGAGTAAAAAACAATGAGCTGAGATTGATCGATGGATTGAGTGTAGGTTTACCAAAATCAGGTAGGTTTGAGAAGATAAAGAGATTATCGTCTAGCACAATCTGATGACCTACTTTATCGAGAACAAAATCACCATCATCATTGTGGCAACTTAACTCAATAGATATTACAAATTTCACATTCATGTCATTGACAAAGAAAGGTAAAGCGACACTCTTGATTCTGATGTTTCCACCAAACAACGCAAGCTTATCATTCAACCAATCCACAATAATACCACGTAACACACTCGCTTGTTTAGCGTATTGAGGAAAATAGGTTGGGTTATGGCTCATTTCAATAGTCATAATGACACCTCCTACTAGAACCCTTCAGTAATTCCAGTATAGAACTCAAAGTTAATCTTTCTTGCTACCGGATAGGTTTTAAATTCTCTATCCATGTAGAATCCCAATTGATCATCAAGCAAAGCTGCATCCATTTCGATATGATCGTATTTAACGCCTTTAACGTATTTGAACTTGATGAATTCATCCGCTTTAATTGGAATATTAATTTCATCATATTCGAAAGCATAGCCAAGCTGTTTAGGTTCTAATGTAACATTCATATGAACCACGATTTGACCTTCTTCGATGTAGATGTTACCACCCATCGATAAGACCTTGACTGGATCACGGGAGTTATGACATGCTGCTTCAAGTCGATTGAGTAGCGATGCGCTAAGTAACGATAGGTCAGCTTTGTGTGTAATACGAACACGCTTTCTCACTAACGTTTGATTATGTTCCATATCTCCTCCTATTAGAGATAAAGTTAAATGTTTTAATTAAGTACTTAATGAGAACATCTTTATTCTCATAAGGATAATATACACTTGTAGCAATCCATATAAAAAGGCTTACTGCTATATAGGAATTTCTGATATACATAGGCAAATATTTATCTATATAGGAGGGAATTGTACTATGAGCAATATCTATGATAATACTAAACCAATTACGTTGTTAGCGGCACAACGGGTTCAGATTGGGAAAGGGGTATTAAATAATACCAAGTTATTGAAACGTTACAGTAGACTGGATCTGATTGATGTCCATGATCATACGAAGAATGTTTTAATCCGTAAGCTACCAACGATTGTAAGAACAAGATTTGAAGAGAATACTCCACCATTCAAATTAGCCTTTACGAATAACGATAATGCACTACGTTGTCACTATATCTGGAATAATCGTGCTTTGGGTTATTTCGGTGTATTACTAGATGACGATGGAAATTACATGGTCTCTTATGATACACCAAATGTTACACCGGTTGAGATGTTTAGACCAGATGGCAGTTCATATACGGTAAATAAGATCACGCCAGCAACAAATGGGTTTGATATGAACTTAATTCCTAATCTCCCTTTTGGTGTAACCAGTTTCTATTATGACTACACCGCTAAGTGGTTAATTGCCATTACGAAACGAGAAGATAACAATCAACTTGAACTTCGTATCCTATCACTTAACAGTAATGATCAAGAAAGAACTCAACAAATCGAAAGACATCTTAATCAGTTGATCCAACCTACTGCCTCAGTTACGGATGGGGATGATAAACGTTATCTGATCGATGTGGAGTTTGCTGATATCTACTCAACAGTGATGCATTATAATCCACCTGTTAATAGCGCCGGATTAAATACTTCTTGGAACGCAGGTATTTTCGATAAGATTGCCATGTACGATACCAGAGAAGAAGCTAAGATGAAAGACTAATCAAATGAGACTACTCCGGTAGTCTCTTATTTCTGTTGTTATTTCAAAATCGTTAATATAAAGCCCATAGAGCGATTATTTAGCATAGGGATGATAAATTATACCAACCTATAAATAAAATGCATTAGAGAGCTTTTTAGAGGCATTCTAGATGATATTTAAACCAAAAAGAAAAGCGGACAAAAGAGGGAGGATATCGAAAGATATCCTCCGTATATTAATACCTATTCAACCCGATTAGATATAGGTGTCATCAAATTTGGCATCCTGATACGCTTTGGTATTTTGGATGTTCTTCATGTAGTCACCATAACTCTTTTGAGGTTGTTGTGGTTTCTGATAGTTACCACCTGAGTTGTTATTGTAACTTGGCTTGTTATCACGTTTCATTTCACTTGGTGGGTTTAATAACTCATGCTGGATCTGGAATCCGCATTTCGCACCAATCGTACCTTTATCGATCAATGGTTGATTCTCATAACCCATCATGTTGCTATAGAAATCCGCAAAGTCGACATCACCAATGAAATAACCATCCTGATGAACGTTACCGGCATTATCGAGATATTGTTTTAATTTCTCTTTGATGGTGTTTAGTTGTTCTTCCGAATGAGAAGAGAGACTATACACGTGCGGGATAATTTTCTTACTTTGTTCATTAACAAAAATACGTAAGATCAGTTTACTCATGTAATCGTAGAAGTAACTGGTAAAACCAAACTCCGCTTCTTTCATGGTCGCTGGATCAAAACCATTTTTACTTGGCATCACCTGACGCATTTGGAAAGCTTCACCTGTCGCTTTACTGGTTAAGTCTAAAACATTCACCTCAGCGGGCTCATAATGCAGATCATAACCATACCCACTTTGCGTAGTCGATAAACGGAAGTGATTAAATAAACGATCGATCACTAAGTAATCTACTTGGATACGACCTTCCTCCACTTTCACTTGGTATTGGGCTTTCTTCGGATTCGTTTCATGTAAGATACGATCCGCTGCTTTCATCTTATACAACGTACCCTTCTCACCATGGTTAACGATATCCAATAAATCTAGTCGACCAAAGCGTTTCATCAATCCCCCTACGCGGAAGATATTTTCACTATCACGGATACGGTGAGGCTTAACCAGGACTAAACCTTTTTCTTTGTTCTCTGACATATCCAAAACTCCTTAACTCAATTCTATTTAAGTATTCGATTCAAAAAAAAAAATAACAAGGGACAATAACACTTCATTACCTACCAATGTATCGAATATGCGGACATAATCGAGAGATACAAACGGCGTATCTCCTTTGGTTCAAAATAGGGTGACTTGATGACTTCTCTAAACCTACTCACATTAGACTATTCTTACTTTGATACGTGATATCAGGTTTAAGTATCGGTTTTACGATTTAGGCGATGATAAGACCGCGATACTGACTCTTGCTGTACCTGTCTTGATCATGTCTAGTTTCTTAGCCGCACCTCGACTGACATCAAGGATACGACCATGTTTATAAGGGCCTCTGTCATTGACCTTCAAAACAGCACTTTTCCCATTACTGAGATTGGTGACTTTAATTTTACTTCCAAGGGGTAATGTCTTATGCGCTGCCGTCATGGCATTCATATTAAACACTTCCCCAGTTGCAGTTTTACGTCCATGATGGAAACTTCCATAATAAGACGAGACACCCGTTAAACGGTGCGTGTCTGGATAGGCTTTTGCTTCACTTATTCCTGGTAAGAGAAATAAACTCAACAAGGCTGCATAAATGCACCCATTCGATTTCTTCATACTGGTATACTCCGAGTCTGGATACTTTCAATCTTGGTTTTGCTTTAAGCAGAGTTAAGAAAGTTTAATATCACTACAAGCGTACTAAAGTAAAAGAAGTTTAAAGTGGATCATTACATCCATCATCAAGTCATATAGCTTATACACTACACTAAGATAATATAGCATCGTAGCATCGGATAGCCGAGCGGTCTCACCACCGGCATGCGCAATCCCAACCCGCCGTGCTCGCTGACCGCCGGCTCTCAATTATCTCTCTTAGGTTTTCTTTTTCTCTCTAAAGAAAAAGCAATAAAACATTTCTCAGATAATCCAAATATATAAAATCATCAAAACGTTTACTTGATACGTTTTTGTTGATTTTATATATTTGATATCATAACCATTGATTTGGTAAATCCTTAGTGTATACTAGGCGGTATATAAACCGCCATAGTAATCTTTCTTAAAACCAAAGTAAAAAAGGATTTACTCAAATAAAGATCATTCCCTGGTAAGATACTTCTTACCAGACAGGAATGAGATAAGCAAGATGTTACTTTGTAACATCTTTCCTTTTTCCTAAAATTAAATTTATTTAATTTTTTATAAAAATAAAAATTCTTAAGGGGAAGGGTAGATAATTTATGTAGTGTAATGAAGATGAGTGTATACGAATCTGAATGAAACGGAATAAATTATCTGGGTTGGGGTTCCAATACAGAGAGGAGTGAATGAGTAGTATACGGATTGAGTATAATACGAATGAACGACATCCTTCCACCAAAAATTAAAGTATAGTATATAAGGGGCGAAGCCCCTTATATATAGTGAAAAAATTGAACAGTAACATATACTACAAAAATATAATAATATTTTACATTTACATTACACTTAAGAGATAGAGATAATGGAGAGATGAGATAACCTTATCTCTCTTATTTTTGTTGCTATATAGAGATGAAAAGAGATATACTGTATACGTATAGTACTGAGTAGAGATAAGAGAGATAGTATACTTAGTAAAGAGAAAGATTAACCATAGTACTGAATAAAGAATAAACATTATACTCAGATAAAGAGAAAAGAGAGTATAAGTATAGAGAAATTCGTATTCGGGAATTTTTTTGGAGAAAAAAGAAAGATGACGTATTGGATTACAGAAGGACCGAATAACATGGGGGCAAATGCTTCGACCAATGGTTATACGGTATTACCAGGTGGAACCATTATGCAATGGGGGAGATTACCAGGGAACCATGATGGAGCGTGGCATAATTTTCCTACACCGTTTCCTAACGTGTGCTATAATGTAGTAGTAACGCCTCATGCAAGTGCGATGAATAATGACTATGAGAACCCGCATATCGGTGAGATCAGACGAGATATGTTTTGGGCGAAGGCTAAGTATGACCATCAGTTAAATAATGCGACCTTTATCGCATTTGGTCGATAGGATAGAAGGATATTGGAGAGATGACGTATTGGATAGAAAATGCACCGGGGAATCTAGAACCTCGTACTGCAGAAAATGGATTTAGTATACTACCGGGTGGGATGATGATCCAATGGGGTGGTATACCAAATGAATATGGGGGTGGATGGCATAATTTCCATACCCCTTTTCCAAATGAATGTTTTATGGTGTTAGTCAACCAAGCAGATGTGTCGGGAGACTTTGAAAACGTGCGGGTAGATCATATCGAAAGAACTCGTTTTAGTGCTTGGGGTAAACATGCATGGCATGCTAACGGCGGGCAATATATCGCCATAGGGAGATAACAGATGACTTATTGGATAACAGAAGCCCCTGGTACCAGTGATACCCAAGGTGGTGAGAATGGTTATAGTATCTTACCAGGTGGTGCAATCATCATGTGGGGAACCTTTACAGGGGATGGAGATAAAGTGAATTTCCATCGCGCATTCCCGAATAACTGTTTTGCAGTAAACTTTACAGGTACTTCAGGTCAGCGGGTAAACCCTAAGATCGCGAGTAAAGATCGTTTTGGATTTGTGGTACACCATCGTGAGAGTAGACGAAGTGGTTTTGGTCGACATGCGACGACCACCGGTTATGAAGCAATCCACTACGTTGCGGTGGGTAACTAAGGTTTGAGGAGATACATCTTTGGGTGTATCTCTGCCTTATGTCCCTTCCAATGCCATGTGTCTATATTTAAAGAGATAGAATATGAGTTTTAGTAATTTAAAAGAGATCTTCGATCATTACTGTGAGACGGAGATCAATCGTAAGCTCCTTGAGAGCTTAACGAAATGGCGTAATCGTTTTTACAGCCGTAATAGTGAACATGTGGGATTTTTCTCAACTGCTTCATTTGGGTTATATATCCCGAAATGGATGAGTAGTGATGATGATGTTTGGTTAAATGAGATCTTAGGGATCGATGAAGATGAAGTCGCCGATTTCGTTTATGCTTTACCGACGATCAATAAAGACTTTAAAGTTAGCAGTAATATCCTAAGTATCGGGATGGTGTATTTGATGCATCGTGCCCATACTTCTAAAACCTTAAGCCAAAAAGAACGTGATGGGTTAAAACTTGTGATCATGGAGATCATGGTCGCGCGTTATTTGACCTCTGTGATGAATAATTACTTCTCTCGAGGTAAAACCTCACCTGAGATCAGTACCGAGGTCTATGAGCGTCTTACACGTCGATTTGACCTTAAAGTAGCCGGTAGTTGGAAAAACTGGATCGAAATGAAATCCGAGTTATTTGTTATTGGGGATGATCAACGTGCTGATGCAAAATATGCGAAGCAAGAAGTCTTTGATACCTTTGATGATGAGTTAGTAGTGCGTAAGCTTAATAGCGTGAAATCTCAGATCAATAAATCGATCGTAGAGATCAATGCGGTATTTAGACAAGTACTAGATGATCAGGAGAAAGTGATTTCTACTTCAGCATTAAGTATGAGTGTTGATGGCTTATACCTTGGTGATTTAGTTAGACAACAAAGTCAGTTCTTACACTACCAAGATAAGATCTTCACCGATGAGAATAGTTTCATTAAAGAAGACTTACTCTACGTGATCGAATCTTCCATGCCAACGTTAGTGAAAAGTACGTTTCGTGAAACCTTAAGCTTTATGGTGCGTAATCAAACTGTACCGAAATGGAAAAATAAAATCTTAGATGCCCGCCATGATGTCATGATCTACAGTCTTGCTTTAATCCAATCAGAAGGATTAAAAACGAATGACTTGGTTCAGATTGCGCATCGTTTACGTCAAAACCTATTATCAGGTAAAGCTAACGATAAGACGTTATTGTCAGTACGTAAACTCGTTGATGGATTTATCTATGAAGTCAAACCAAAACTAAAAGGTAAACTCGTTTCTTTAGAACGTTCAGGGGTGATGTTGTATATCATTCTTCGTACTCTTGCGATGAACTATTATAAATCTTAAGAAATAAAAGTTTATTTTATTTTGTACTATTATGTGGAAACATGATAACTCCTATGGGTCACTGGCAGGGGACTTTATCATACGCCCACAGTTTTCTAAAAGATCAGCTGGGAGTAAGTATTTTCTTACTCCCTTGCTCGATTATATGAAATGAATTTGATTGACAGATCAGTCAGGTATTCTTGATAAGAAACTAATGATTCAGTTACGCTATCCATATGGATTCTTCATTGGAATCCTCCTTATGAAAGTTAAAGTTGAAAATAGAAAGACCTGAATACCTAGTAAGTACAACGAAAGTGGTTTGTGCTCTGTTTCTCACGTTTTCTTAAGACGTTGTAGACTTTTCTGTCAATCGCCCTCTTTGGTTATGGGGATAAGATTTTTTGGTTCGGTTGCACGCGGATCTTTTGCATCCTAGCATAGAACGGTTATCTTTGTTATTAATAATACGTCTTTCCCTATAACCAAACCCTTTTCGTTCTGAATGGCATATGGGTTTGCTAGCATCTTCCCTTTTACAGTATCTCAGCCTAATGATGGTACCATGTTTCATGGTGTTTCCTTTATCTCCATAAGTCCTCTGGCTTGAGTAGCTGTTCAGAACGAAATCTAAGTCTACCCTGGTGATTATCATCGAGCATGCACCATCATTATTTTGTTCATCTTGTATCGCTACTTGTACCTTCTTTGGTCTACAAGGATGAACTTTGCGCTCCGTATGGTCATGCTACATTTATCAGCCTCACCAGGGTGACACCCTTATCCTATAATAATACAACTTGATTAACATTCTAAATTCCCTGGGCATCTTCATGATGCCCTTCTTTTTTGTCGTTATTTTTTTTTTTATTTAAATTCTTACTAAGGTGAAAGATAAAATGTCCTAGGGACGGTGACTAGGATAAGAACTGGTTTCAAATGAAACTTTTATTTGCAAACTAAGTGAAGATGAAAGAAATAATTCCTGTTTAATAGTTACATTAATCTATAGTCGTGTTTAATCCGTCTTAATCACGCCGTGTAGCGTTATTTCATTATAACCTATACGATTCATCGTCTTAACTAAGATCGTCGTCCTATGCTTGTTATATTGCGTTCTCTGATACCGAGTAACGAGGTCACGGCCGTGAAAGTATTCGAAGTGTATCTCAAGATATATAGTGATCTTCATTTAAACGATGAGACAACAAAAATAGAGGCATCCCTAGGGATGCCTCTGATTCTGTCCGTTATATTGCTATAACGTATCACTAAGCTTAGCCAGCTGCTACACCCATGGTAGTAGAGCGTTCTTGTTGCGCTTTATCAGTCGCAAAGTTAGCTTTCATCTTAGTGGTATGCTCAGTACGAGCCATTTTGTAGTTTTGTTGCATGATACCAGTGCTATCAGCTGATGCTAAATCATCGTAAACTTTGATTTCGCCTGCTTTCACGATATCTTCATAGGTGTCACCTAAGTATGCACGACGGTCTACTGAAGCCATACCGCGGATTTCAAGAGATTGCAAGATGTTATTTGCAAGTACTTTCGTACCGCTGTTAATTTCTTGAAGACAAGTAAATTTAACAGTAACCTCTTGAGTCTCACGACCTGCGGTTTTATCCATTTCACCCACACGATCACCAGCGTTATCTGGCATCATGTTAGTACACAACCATGCATTTACTGCATAGGTACAGGTTGGATCTGGCTCGATGTAGATACAAGTTGCTGCAATGTTTTCAGGCATTAAGCTGTAAGCATTGAATGCAGCTGATTTACGGTTGTTAGTTTCAGTGATGTATTTTTGAGTGGTTACAACACCAGGGATTTGAGTAATTGGATCACCCATACCCATAACAATCCAAGTTTCGAAGAATAAACTGATACCACGACCGATTACATCATCCCAAGTATGAGTTGGTTCTGATTTTTCACGGGTAGTACGAGAGAATACATCGAATACTTCGTTTGCACCTACGTTAGTTTGAACGTATTCAGCTTTGATAGATGAATCCAAACCAGAGATTTTCTTAGATTTGTTTTCCATCAATGCTTTAAACGCACGAACCATTGATTTACCGTTATCGTTACCAATGTATTTGAAGAACAAAGGCACTTCTAATACAAAGCAGAGAACGTTATTACGGGTGTATGGTGTATTGGCATTCAATACACGGAAGTCGGTACTAAGACCATTCTGACCATCCACGTCAAGACGTGCAACAACATCAGAAACACCATTAGCAAGACCAACTTTATTTTTAAGAACTGAGTCTTTTGCGATGAGAACTCGTCCATTACGTAAAGTACCACTAGGCATTTGTCAAGTCCTCCATGCGTTTTGCAACCACGAATGATTTATTCAAGGTACGCATATTTGGACCATAAAGATCTACTTTACATGTCCAGCTGTAGCCTTGAGCTTGGTCTTTCGTGTCTTTGTAAGTTTGTGGAACAACCACAACACGGTCATCATAACGACCACGTACACGGTCACGGATCATGGTGTCAGATAACTCCATGAAATCTTCATCGGTTAGTTTACTGTTACCAGTTAACTCTGCCCATACTTGGAAACAAATATAGTCGATATCGCAGATGATTTGCATTGTGATATCAGAAGTTAAGATAGAGGTATCGTTTTTGTAAACTGTTTTAAGACCAGGGCAGAATACGACACGGTCAGATTTATTGATGAAGTATGATACACCGTTATCCCAAGAGCGAATACGAGATTCAACAGGGATATAAGCATTCGTTACTTCTTTACCTTCCAATACATGGTTGTATGGAGGCGCATCGTAACCATAACCTGCAAGCATACCACCAGGTTGACCCATGTATTGCGCACGCATACGTGCTACTTCATACGTCATTGGAACGTATTTTTTATAGCGTGGGTTGTTGATAAGTTTCATTGCTTGTGGAATAATTACAGCACGCATTGCACCTGTACCGAATAGTTCAGATTCTACGTAGTTACGTGCTTTAGAAACAAGGTTTGCACCGATTGATTCTTCTGCATCCACAGCTGGCGCTTGGTTAGGGTTGTTGATGAAGTCACAAGTACTCATCGTTAAGTTAGCTTCTTGACGTACACCAAGTACTTTATAGAGACTTACTTTAGTTTCAGTAGAATAACCCACGTCGTATACTTGACGGAATGGATATTTACCTTGGTCTCTCCAAGTAGTCGGGTGTAATTCATTACCGGTTGCCATGGTATCAAAGATTTCTTTAACTAATGCGTCAAAGTTCTTGTTATTCATAGTACCATCGCCACCACCTGCTAACCAGAAGGTTTTACCACTGTCCATAGAGATCGCATCATTGCTATCTAATTCACGTTGTACGTAAATGGCATTGTAAGGACGGTTGGTGTGGTCACGACCAGTAAAGAAGTTGATAAGATGTTTACCATCTTCAACACCTTCAGTTGTGCTTAACGCCGTATTGTTGGTTTGTGCTTCAACTTTATACATTTCACCTAGAACTTCTTCTAAGTTTTCACGATATAAATGGAAGCTACCGATATCACCGTAAGTAGCTGGTTTGCCGCCACGAGTATCGAAGTCTTGATAACTATCTAAGAAAATTTCTTCGAAGTCGATAGAAGCATTACCTGCATTGATATCAAATGCACCTTCTTTGAATGAACAAAGAACAGCGTTACCACCGGTTTGAGTTTTAACAACAACACCATCAGCACGTTCATTTTGACGTGTTAATACTTGGATGTTGTATAGATAAGCTTTTTGATCTAACAATGTGCTTACTTGAGCGTTAGTCAAGCCACCACGTTTATTAGGTGCACTGAAACGAAGACCGATGTTGTTACCAGATTTACCTTTCCATTGTGCTTTGAATTCAAAGATTGGAGAAATTTTAGATTGGCTGGTTGCATCGTCACGTACTTGTAATGTACCAGTACGAGTTTCTAATGTGCCAAGTTTACCATCTGATGGCATTGCGATAACGCGCCATCTTGCAAGGATACCTTCGATTGGTTCTTCAGTACTTAATACGATTTTGTTGTTCGCATCCACTTCGTGTTCACCAGAAACAGTACGAACTGTTTTACGGAACTGAGGTGATTTAACCCATTCGAGTGCTAAACAAATACGTGCTTCAGCTGGCATGTCTTTTGGATGAAGACGTTGTACCATCATTGGGTTGCCGTATTCTTTAAATAGGTTAGCAAAAGGCGTTGCTAAAGTACCATATGGACTCTTTTCATCAAAGATCTCTTCCCCGAATAAAGCTACCGCAGAAGAAGCAGAGCTAATCACTGCATTGAATGGACCTTTACTTGCATAAGTAAATACCACCGGTAAATGCATCGGGATCTCTGGTGCAACGTAAGGAACAGCACGGATGGATTCATCCTTCGTACCCGGATACCAAATCAGCGGGGTACTATTGTGCGGCTCAAATGTAGCCATAACCATAGAGAAACTCCTCTTTATTTATTGGTTACTAATATATTAGTTTTATTATCTCACCCAGTACTAGATGGAGATAACCGTTATTGCTCTTGAGCTATCAAAGTAAAATAAAGTAGGGTGACTAGAATTCCTACAGTTCCCACTATTAATAAACTCCTTAATTAAGAAATTTATGTCGTTTTATACCCCAGACATAAGGGGTCTACCCTCGGTCTTTCGCTTATGAAATGGCTTAAGATCTAGGGTGGGTCGATTTTACGACATATGATACGAACTCTGTAAACATTTACACCTAGACGTAGGTGGTTAAAGTTACAGAGTAATCAACTATAAACCACATTTAGCTAAATGAGTATATAAAAGATGAACATGAAAAGTCCATATGAGACCATGGTTCTGCGTCGATCTAATATCAGTAAGCTCGAGCAGAAATTAAAAGAGATGGTAATCACCAAGCAAGTGAAGTCTATTGACCAAGAAGGGAAATATGATTTCGATACCTATCGTATTTTAGGTGTAGCAGGTGAAGTAGAGATTCCTTATTTCTATCAACCAATTATTATTGAGTTACCAGAACAAAAACCAACTATTGTCGTTGACTTCCGTGCTTATGCAGGGGTGAAGTTAGAAAACGATATCATCCATCGCAATAGAACAAATGAAACCACCAACTTCATTATGGTGTATGCCATTGCAATGGGTGAGTGGATGAAAGATGCGGATTCATTAATCCTAACTCAAGATTTACCAATCAATACTTACGGTGCATTGGTTGCTGAAACGGTAGCACGTCGTTTAGGTTTAGATCCAGAATCAACTTTACGTTTGATGGCAGCATTTCAATTGTTCTATGCAACCCGTACAGTAAAAGATATTCAAAATATCAAACCAGAAGAACTTGCTTCTATTGCAACGATTCTTTCTCGTAAGATGAAAGTGGATATCGGTACCCACATGCAGATTGTTGAAATGTTAGATGCCTCTGATTTGAAAGACATCGATTCATTCATGAAGAAAATTCGTGAGTTAGCCTGGTCACCACGTCTATCTAAATTAAGCGTAGGTGATTTAACAATCATGCTTGCAGGTGGTTGGATCTCTCAAGGGAATCCAAAAGAAACCATGGCTGTGGCAATTGAATTCCCACCAGCATGGCTTGCCATTAACTTCACCTGTGCGAAGAATAAGTTCTATCAGAAATTACCATTAGGTCAAATCATGAAACGTTTAGATCGTAATGGTGCATTAGGAACTTTCGTAAGTAGTAATACCGCGAAATACTTCGGTCCAGTTTACGAATAATTTTATTTAATAAGGAAAACAGAAAACATGGCTGTGATTAGTCCTTATTATCAAGAATATCTGATCCAACATGCCGCTAAGCTTGTTTGGTGTAGCCCTTATGAAGATGAGCAATACATCATCGAAGCTGCCCAGCTTACTGATGCAAATGGGGATATTATTGATACCATGGTGTTTGAGCGTTTACTGACGCTTCCAAATAACACCGACCGTTTCCACATGTATATGATTGGTGGGAACTATCCAGATGAGTTTAACTTGTCTATATATAAAGAAAGATGGATACCGATTACAGAATGGTGCTTAGAAGCTGACTTCCTTGTTCGTATTTATAATGATGCGGGTATTTTAGTTCCACTTTGTAATGTCTTCTATTTCTTAGAAGATGATGGAACCATTTTATTTGCGATCCGTGAAGATGGTGATTTGGGTATTAAGTTTGGTGTTGAACCAATTTACTTCCATTTTAGAAGTAGCCATTTCTGGAAAACAAATAACCAAACTGAACGTACCAAACGTGTTTACGTCGATAGTCGTATTTATAAGAAAGGGACTGACTTAAGTGATATGGTTAATGCTTATAACGATCGTTATGAGAAAGATTACCATAACCCACTTATTTTCACCAACGGTAGACCATCCAATAAAATCATGGGTAATAACTACGGCGATTACGTTGAGATGTCAGATGACGGTTCGGTGACGCATGTTGAATATCACTCAGTAAAATCATTACGTTCATTCCATTCTGATTTGGATAAATGTAATAAATATCTTCTGATGTTAAAACACGTACAAGATAAAAGAAAGATCCATTATCGTGATGATATCGAGATCTTCCCGATCTACGTACCAAGACTTCAGATTGTTAACTACATGAAGCTGTATCCAGAAGCAACACTGGCTGATGCCATTGAACATGCTGAATTTGAAATGGGTAACTATTATCACCGTAATCGTGAAGACAGTTTACGTATGGTAACCCATCAGGCTTATTCACTTCCTGTTGATTATCTTCTCTCTATGTTGACAACTATGCAAGAGAAGATTGATATCGATAACTGGTATTTAAAAGTGGTGGTACATGAATCAGGATTAGATCGTAATCTTATTGCAGAACGTCATCATGTCATGGAGTTATATCAACTTGATTATGAGAAACGTTTAGATGCGATGACAGATACAGCATCTAATATCGATGTATGGAAAGCCAGCGAACTTGAGAAATCAGATTATAACTATCTGATGCGTTGCTTTAGACACGAACTCACAGCTGAACGTGTTCTTGATGCTTATGGGTATGATCAAGCATCATTAGCAATTGCGAATCCAAACGTATCAATCACGAAAGATCCGAATAAGAACTACTTCATTATTCCAGTTGGATTGATGGAAAGTTGCACGGTTTATGAGTATGATAGAGATGGATTACTTTTAGGTTGGTACTATAGTACCGATACCATGAAGTATTATCCGGTTAATGAAGGGACGATTTACATTGAGGCGATCTCAGGTAAAGGTTCTCATGATATCTCATTATATAAAGATGTTGGTATTGGTGATAAAGTCAACGTGACAACAAACGCTGTATCTAACTACCGTTTATACCGAATCGCAAAAGTACTCGGTTTAAATAACGTGGTAACTTACCAAGGTGGTTATATAGATGTCACGAATGTGGCGACGAATTTCGTTCAACGTGATAATGGATTTTCGTTTACTAACTCTGATCCAACGAACGTTCGCTATGATGTTGTCGGTGATGATAAGTTCCTTTGTCGTGACCTTATCTTAGTACCAGCATCGGATGGTGTGGTAGACTTTACTCTTGTCTATGGTGAGAACAACGAAATCCTTGATATCGCACCCGCTAAAATTGCGGTGTGGTTAAATGGAAAAGCATTGATTGAAAATATCGATTATCGTGTTGATTTCCCACGTGTCATTATCTTCTCAAAACAATATCTGAAAGGAATGACTGAACACAACGAGCTTCATATCACTTATCGTGCATTAGGTTTTAGTCGTGACGGTAAAACCGTTGATAAACCACGTGAAGTGGGTTATGTTATCGATGGTAAACTTTCCGTTGATTATCATTATGACTTACACCAAAACCGCATCTCTCGCGTGACAATTGGTGGTGGTATTTATAATCCACATCTCTTGAAATTCGATGATCAATACGGTGAAGCAAAAGTGAAAGTACCAGATGGTACCCCGTACTCAATCGATGATCACTATATTGCACTACGTGGTTATGCGGGTTATCGTCAGATCTATCGTTTCCAAGAATCCGATAGACGAAACACGATCGATATCATCAATTATTTATCAACCAGACTACAACGTGAGAAATTACCAAAACATGTTGTGGTAAATGGGAAATACGAATTGTACTCACCTTTCATGTCTGCAATTATTACGCACGTGTTAGCAAACGAGAGAAAATATATCGAGTTTGATTATCACAATAAAGCGAAAGTTGCGAGATTGATTAGTAAGTTTAAATTCTTATTAAACAGCGACCCATGTGTTAAAGGTTACGATGAAGACTTTGCTATCGTTGACCCAAGACCGTTTGACCAAGCTCAACCGACCGTAGTACATCATCGTATCTACGCATTGTTTGAGCATATCAATCAAACTTACTTAAATAACAAGGTAAGATTGAATGGTTGGTTTAAGGTAACACGTACTCGTCGAAACGTAACAGAATAAAAGGATAGGATAAGATGGAGTTAAATGAACTCAATCAAGCTACTCCAGACGTCACGTCTATAGACCGTAATGAAAAACGCGGGTGGCGTCAATGGAATATGAATCAGATCTATATGGGTCAAGATTCGAAAGGATTATACGTACCAAACGTCGGTGATATCGTTGAAGATATCCGTGGTGGTATTATCCGTTTTAAAGAAGTGGTGAGTGTGGATGAGTCTACACTTATCCCAACATTTGCAAACTTAACCTTTGCAAAAGAAGATGAAGGTGAACTCAATCAGTTTAGAGGGGTGGGTCCAGGTTATCAATCTGAAACTTGGCGTATCTTCTACGATAAGAGTGTTATTCCGCATACACTGATGGTCGATGTGAACTTACATCAATATGGTACTGATACGGCTTATATGAAGTTATTCAAAGGTCGTGATACTTCATCAACTGGTAAAGTGATTTCTCAGTATCGTAATAACAACCTTGATAACTACTCTGAGAACGTACCACTTGTTACGATCGGTAGTCGTTTTGATGATAGCAATGCGATCAAGCGTCCATTGGTTTGTCATACAACTGAACACCTTGAAATCGGTGAAGTCGTAACAGCAGTAACGTATTCTGCTTCTGGTAAAGCATGTAGTGAAAATACGTTTATCGTAGCGAATGCATCTAACGTACGTGCTTTAGATGCAGCAACGGCTTATGTAACAGGTATCGAGTTAATCAGTCCATTCATTTCATCATCTGATGATCGTCTAGTGGAATTCCCATCTAATATCCAACGTGATGGTTTATTCACAATGGCTAAAGTCTATTACAGTGATGGTAGTGATCGTGTATTGTCGATCGATGGTGGACGTTTCTCTATCTTAGGTTTAGATCATTATATCTCAACCTTACGTGGTGAAACAAACTCATTTGGTTTACGCTATCAATTAGCAGATAATGAACTGGCATGGAATGCGTCTATCGGTGCAGATCGCCATATCACTGAAATCTATCGTTACCGTACATTAGAGGTAGATGGTAGTTACTCAGTGAACTTAGTCGCAATCCCACGTTGGGCAAATGCAGCTGCAGGTTACGAATTAGAATACTGGTTATTTAACCTTGACCGCGATATCGTATTGAACGTAACAGATTACATCGAACCAGGTGCAAATACTGAAATGTTTAATGGTAAGAAATTCGGTACTGTTCAGCATATCTCTGTTGCGTTAGAGTTATCTAAACTCAATATCGGTTTAAATAGCTATCGTCATGTTCAAAACTTCCAAATCGGTTTATCCGGTAATCCACTGAACTACGATGTACCGTACTTAATTCAATACCACGTATCACAAACTCCTGGTTATGGTGCAAACACTAAACTCAAAATGACACGTCGTGAACGTGCTGATGAGATTGGTATTAACTTAAACGGTTATCTTGACTTCCGTTCATTAGATCTCTTCTTAGAAGGAACCTACTATCAGACTAAACCATTGTTTGATGAGAACGTTGAAGCCAAGGCACCAGTACCGACTCACTTTAGTGTAACTACACCAGATGGTACATCGGTGGAATTTGAGATCAGTAAATGGAACCAAGAAATTGCTATTCCGAATAACTCTCAATTCCCAATGGTAGAAGGTAGTACATTAACAATCGAATGGTTACGTAAATTATCTCCAACTGAAACGCAACATCTTTCAGTGACACCGATGATTTTACGTTACTAATAAGGTAATAATAACATGATACTTTATCAAGAAGACTGGTTACGTTATCCTGGTGCGATAGCGGATTTCCAGACGACGAACACGTCGTTCATTCGATTCTGTAATCTCCTTAAAAAGCAAGGGATAAATAACTGCTTGTTTCCACTCGCACTTTTTGATAAACGTCTCGTAGGGGTCGATCCGTTCGACCCCAAATTACCTGCTGAACTTTGTACGGCAGTGATCATTGAGTGTAAGCGAAATCCTTGGTATTGGTTACGTGAGGTCGCAAGACTTCCTGCAACTGGTACTGATGGTATCCGAGTGCAAGCTAACCGTTCTATTATCGCCATGTGGTGGTGTTTATTGAATTGTTTCTCAACCTATGCAATCCAACCCCGTCAGACTGGTAAATCCGTTGGGGCGGACTTGTTCCACGTGTATAACGTGATGGTGTATGGGTATAAGACGCAAGGATTACTTATCACTAAAGATAGACCCTTGGTAGTAAAGAATACGGAACGTCTTAAAGCGATTCGTGGGATGTTACCTTCCTACATGTGGATCAAAACCCGTAAGGATAAAGATATCGAGGATTACATCAACTACGCTCAGGAGATGAATACCTTAAACCTAATCCCTGCTCAGAACGATCCACAATCGGCAATCAACGCAGCCCGTGGTTATACAATCGAACGACTCCATGTGGATGAGATCGCTTTCGTAAAATATAACTGGGTAATGTTACCGGCTGTATCCTCAGCGATGGATGCGGCGATTAATAACGCCAAAGCAGCAGGTATGCTTTACGGAAGACTTTATACAACCACAGCAGGTGATTTGTCAACCAAACAGGGTAAATATGCTTACGATTTATTTGTAAGTGGCTGTCCTTGGTCAGAAGGACTTTACGATAAACAAAACCACGACGAAGCACTGAAATTTATCAACTTCCAAACTGGGTTACCTGTTCCACTGGTGAGTATGCAGTTCTCACATCGAATGCTCGGTATTTCCGATGAAGAGTTCTATGCTCGTATCATGTCTGCGCCATCTACAGATGAAGATATCAATAAAGATTACTTCTTAATCTGGGGTAAAGGTGGTAAAGATAATATCATCCCGAAAGCGATATTAGCTGATATGGATAAATCAATCCGTATGGCGAAATATAACGAGATGACTTCAACAGGTTACGTAATCCGTTGGTATATTGATCAGGAAGAGATTCCTCAGTATATGGCAACGCATAAATGTATCTTGGGTGTCGATACTTCAGAACAGATCGGTCGAGACAGTACTGCGTTAGTATTGATTAATGTAACGGACTTATCTATTGTCGCTACCGTATCGATTCGCCAAGGTTCAATTTTAACCTCAGCGAAATGGCTAGCTGATTTCATGAGTAAATACGAAAACGTAACACTCATTATCGAAAAGAAATCTTCTGCTCAAACATTCATCGATACGATCTTATTAACATTTACTCATGCTGGTATCAATCCGTTTAAACGTATCTTCAATCGTATTATTGATAACAAGTTACTCAAGCCTGATCTTTATATGATCTTGCAACGAAACCGGATGCCATCTAAAGACGATATCGAACAATGTCGCCAGTACTTTGGTTTCAATACCTCTGAGAAAACCCGTACGCATCTTTATTCTAAAGTATTAGATGAAGCAGCAAAACAATCCCGTCATGTGATGCGAGATCAGTTCTTAGTGAACCAACTTGCTCAATTGAAAGTGGATGACTCAGGTCGTGTTGACCACAGTGCAGATGGACATGATGACTCGTGTATCGCTTGGTTACTTGCTAACTGGTTACTTCGTTATGGTAAGAATATCGATTTCTACGGAATCGACTCAAGACGTGCCATGATCAATGTAACGCAGGATGGTAAACAGCTTTGCGAAGACGATTTCGTTGAATTAGAGCGCATAGAGAAACTTAAACAAGAAGCTGATGAATTAGTTGAGGAATTCTCTAAAACTTCTCATGCAGCGCTTAGAATGCGGATTAGCCAACGTTTAAATGTAATCAATAAACAACTAGATGGTTATGGTATTGAAACAAGAACAGTTGACTCATTTGTTCGTAAAGAAGAGGACGATAAACGTATTGATGTACGTAAACGTCGCTTTGGTATGATGACAGGTGTAGTGCGTTCTCCGTACGGAAGCCGTTAATTATTTTATGTATAAATTGCATTATACAACGTTCAGTTTATTGATGAGACATTGAACACCTTTTTGTAAATTTTGTTAGTTGTTACAAAGTGAGGCATCGTCAAGATGCCTCTACTTCTGTCCGAAAAAAAAGAAATGGACAAAATAAGAGGCTACCGAAGTAGCCTCATTGATATTACCAGATCATTTTACCCCAGGTAATCATGATACTGCTGGCGTTGTTGATGAATTCAAAATCATAACCTGCCTGTCTGAGATACCATTGGATGTTAGGGTCAGTGATACGACACGGCATCATATCGGTACCTCTATAAGTGTTAGTTAATTCAGCCTCTATGATGATAACACTATCGTGGCTGGGTACGCTTTTACGTATTTTGTCAGCAATGAAATGCAAAGCATGTTCAACTCTACGTTTAGCTTGTGGTCTAATCACATCGCCGCGTCTTGGCAGAATCGTTTCCAGTTCATCTGCACCTGTTATTTTTAATCCATAATTATTCATTGTTCACCTCTTTAATGATAAATAAATGTTTTAACTTCACCACCAGTGAGTTCATCGTGCTTCATTGCAAGTTTAACTAATTCCTCTGGTGTATGATTACAGGCTACTTCTGCAACTGAGATTCGATAAACGATTTCATCAGTAAAACGTTGTGCACCTGAACCCATTACGATAGCAAGCTGATCGTTGTTTGGATAGTAACACTTATCACAACAATCCTCTTTACTACTATTAATTCCCCAAGTATAACAACCTTTTTTGGTGATAAACATGAGCTCTACTAGAGCACCAAACGCCTGTTCATAAGTAATGGTACCATTTTCCGCATCACGAATCATTCTGGTGTTATAACGATACCAGAATTCATTGAGGCTCTCATTTGTACCATCAATCCAGTTCTTAAAATCAGCAAAAGCCAGCATATTTCCTACACCTGCAATTGCAACAACTTCATTATCGGTATCGTCTTCATGTAGACGAAATTGTTGTTCTTTATCTAAGATGATAAACTTCCCATCCTGATGAAGACTCATAACTCCGTTATTGATAAGTTCTAACGTACGAAGTAGGATACCACGATCTACTTCATCTGTTTCTGGATTATTAAGCAACCCACCGATTATGTCACCAGAAGCTGCTAAATTCTCCTGGTTCAATGTTAACTTAGTATCGGTAGCTAATGTACCATTTTTGTAAACTATAGTTGTCATGGTGAACCCCCTATTAGATTCTTACTATGTTGGTTAATATAATGTAGCTGCGATAGTTCTGCTCGATTGCTACCACAGCTACTTCCTACGAGTGTTTACCAGCCGTATAGCTGGCGGAAAACATTGTCGGCGAGTTTGTACTCACACCAGCAACGTTGATATTCGAATACCGAAAAATCACCTTTGCATAATGCGTCGATGCATTTCTCGGTATTCTTGAACCAGCTTGAGTAAAAGTGATCTGGTCCAAGAGCTCGAATAAACGTTATCAGCGTAAATGCTCGATTAGGATCGATCATAACAGCCTCCTTTTTGGATGGTTTATAATAAGAGGGTTACCAATTGGTAACCCTCTGCCTATGTCGTAACTTCATTCCGATGCTGGTTCTCTTTGCAAGATAACGAGATCTATGCCCACTATCTCAAAATAATAATATATACTTATAAAAACGATAGAACAACAAAAATATGAGGCTACCGAAGTAGCCTCATCATTTTAAATTAATAAGCTTAAGCTTTCACTGAAGTACGAACAGGACCTGTTGTCATGTTCTCAGTCATCTTCTGCTTTGGATTGGCAGGAGAGCTTTGATTGCGTTCAGCTTCCTCACGCTGTCTTGGTGTCATATTACTATCACCACTTACAGCACCACCATTCGCTTGGATTGCTTGTAACACCTGAACTAACGTATCGTTATTAATACCCTGAAGTTCTACTTGTTGTTTAAGTAGATCTGTCATGAGTTTATTGCCCTCTGCAGAGCCCTCTACGAAGGCTTGTTTAAGACTGCTTACGATATTATCAGATGGACTCGAAATCGCAGGAGCGCTTGATGTAGGCGCTATATTGAACGTATCTGTCCCAGTTGGTTGAGTTGTACTATCACCAGTAGCAGCACTGCCATCGACTGATGGTACTGGAGTACCAGTTGGTGTAGTTGTGCCCATTTGCGAACGTAATACATTCAGCTCGGGAGCAATACTACTTCCAACACTTGGTATTACTGAAGTATCACTACCTAATTGTTGAGCAACATCTGCAGCTGGATTTGCTGGAGCAAGTTGCGTACTACCCTGACCTGT